ATTTTCATTTACTTGTTCTCCACCTGCCGCATATGGGCTAAAGTCATATTCTCCTAACCTACTCCAAGATTGAGATAAAGTAATAGTAGCGTTCTCGACTTGTTGCTCTAACATTTTAGCCTGTTTTTTCCATCCTTCAAGTTCTTTTACTTTTTCGGTTTTGTCGTTCTTTTTGGGAAAACCGTTTAGTTTAATACCATATTCCTTTACATCAATATAAGAAACTTGTGTAAATAGATTATCCTTAGTATTTTTTACTTCTTCTTCCCATATATTAGAGTTGAAAAAATTATCAATGTTAAAATCAAGATTATTATTTTTATTAATAACTTGCTTAAGTTCTCTACTATCAAGTAAAATATTTCTAAGATTATCATCCTCAATTATAGATTTTATTATTTGATTAAAATCTGCTTTTTGAGTATTGAGTTTAATATTATTTTTGACAACAACAGAATTCTTAAAATCAACATCTAGGGTTTCCATATTCCATGTTCCGCTAAGAACTCCTCTTTCCCTAATAGTATCTTCCTTTGCATCCATTAATTTAGTAACAAAGTCCAATTTTATTTGAGGAACAGTCGCTCTAAAATCTGCTCCTTTTCTCTCATTGCTTGCTCTTCCTAATGGAACTCTATCAATACTTAATGCAAAAGAACAGTTATCTAGTAAAATGTTGTAATGACTTGACAGTTTTACTTTATCATTTTGAATTTCTTTCCTTTGTTTCTCCCAATCTTTAACTGCCTTATCACTATTCATTCTCTCTTTTAATTTAATCTTCAATATTACTCTTAATCTATTAATTTCTCTTACTTGCCCCATTTCATCAAGTTTATTTTCTTTCAAAAATTTATCAAAATTAAACTTTGGTAAATTAGCAGTTTCAGCATATGGTTTATCTCCCCTCCCTGCTCCAACTCTACTTCCTCTTCCAAAAGTTAGCATAGTCCAACCAATTAATTTTCTATATGTTGCTGATTCTAAAGAATCTTTTAATTTTAGACTATCCAAGTATTGTTTTTTATCTTGATTAACAGTTCTTTGAACACCTTTTTGATAAGGAGTTTGAATATATTGGGAATATGCTTCATTATCTAAAACCTCCTTTAAATCTATTTCAGATAAAAGTTCTCCCACTATATCTGATAAGTCTTTCAAATAATCATCGTCTAAATTCTTACCTTGTAAGTTATCTAAGTTAGTGTCTAAATCCTCTAAAAATTGACTAGCAAATAGAGCATCACTTTCTTTAGTATCTTTGCTTAGTAGGTATTTTTCCATTGCCGTTTTCAACACATCTCTATCTCTTATACTATCAAGAAACTGGGAATCTCCCAAAGAAAAGGTGTATTGTTCAGCCATTTTAACCAACTCAGATTAACCACTTACCCCAAGCCGCTAATTTTTGAGCCTTCTCAGCAAGATGTAATCCTCCTGTTGGGGGTTCATAACTCATCTGTCCGTTATTAGGGTCAATCCAGTATGGTCTTCCATATCCATCTGTTCCACTAGGAGCAACAGGATAACCACTACCATTTTGCATAGCATTATATCCTTGCCCATACATTTGTTGTGCTTGCCCGTATGCTCCTTGAGCCTGCTGAACACCTTGAGTTCCTTGTGGATTACCAAACCCTTGTGATTCTAAGTATTGTTGTTTAGCCATTTTTCTTTGATTAATAACTTCTGAATTAAGAGCAGAAGCCAAAATAGTCTGAATATCCAAATCAATTTTTTCTTGAGTAATTGTATCAAGGTCTCTTTTTGCATCAGCCGTCATGCTTAGTTTTTGTCCTTCTTGTTTAAGTTCAATTTTATTGAGCATTTCAGAAACTACTCTCTTTGTAACATCTTCCATTAATCTCTCTAATGCTCTTATGAATGATTCTCCGTGATACTGAAAAAATTCTTCAACATGATTATCTTGTAAAGATAAAAGGTTATTCATGTTCTTAAATTGAGTGTCTCCTTGTTGTTGCATCGAATTTATTATCGCTCTATTTCCTACCATAATTATTCCTCCTTTTCTTCCACAGGGGTTTCAATCTTTTCTGCCTTAACGCCTTTATGAATCATCAAGTAGTTTAGCCTATCTGTCAAGATATTAATTTCACCAACTATCTCAATCGCTTCATTAGTAGCCGACCTATTATCCCCTAATGTCGGGGGTTTTATTAAATAACCTGCTGCGGTTAAAGTAACAATATCTTCTTTAGTGAGGGATTTAACTGGCCCGCTTTTCAAAACTTTAGGAATCTTAGGCTTGAATCCCTTAAATTCCAAACCATGTTTATCTGCTAACATTTGTTGCTCTAACATTTCAAATTGCATATACAGAGAAGCATGTTTAGGACAATATGTTCCTTTCATCGGTCTCCCCTTTGTAACTTTTTCAAGAGGTATTGGTGGTCTTAGATAGTCTCCTGCTTCCCAAATATGGTGAATCCCACAAACAACACATCTATCTTTTAAATTGTATTTTTTACCATACTTCAAAAAGAAAAACTTCTTTGGTTCAGGAAGTAATATCTTAATCATTTCCCTTTCTTTCTTTTTTGGCTTAACTGACATATACTGATATTCAGTAATTTGCCCACTAAGTCTTGCTTGTTCTATTGGATTCAACATTGGGTTGAATTGCATTGGTGCGGTTTGTCCTATAATTTGTTGCTGATACATTTTTTTCTCTCCTAGTAGTCGTTAATCATTGTGAATATTCCTCTATAAACCATCTCAGGGTCTGACTTTGCAGAAACAATATATTTGAAACAGGGTATTCCCTTATCATTCAACTTCCTCATTCCATAACTGAACGGTTCAAATATTTCATGTTTTAGTATGTCTTTTTCGCTTTTATGTTTCTCTCCCCAAATATCATATTTGTTGGCCCAAACCCCTACTGCTAGTGGATAGTCTTTATCCTTTTTCTTTTTTCCATTAGACCATGTGGAAGATATAATTAAATCAACAAAATATTTCCATGCTAACTGATGGTCTAAATTAGAAGTATTATCTAAATGTCTATGGTCTATCATAAATATAACATATTTAGGTTTTCTAGTTTTCATGTCATCTTCCCATTCTTTCCAGTAAATTGCTTCTCCACCAACATCTGCACTTCTTACAGTATGGCTTTCCCCATCAATTTTTACTGATTTCCTACTGGCTCTCTGTATTCCTACTGTTCTATCATTTACTTGAGGAACTTCTCCTCTTGTCCTAAGTTGATAACTAAGAGTAGTTTTACCTACCATAGTAGCCCCGTATATTCCAAAGTTTATAGCGTGAATTTTTTTATAGACTCCTAGTATTGCTTCTCCTACAAGGATAGCAAAACCAGTCATCAATGACATATCAATGACCCCATAACCCTGTAATACTGTCTATTATCCAGCCCATGATATTAATATCAAAGACTCCACCAATGTTACCTAAAAGTAAGGCAACAACAGTAGAGGTAATTCCCCAAAACCACGCTCTCATCTTGAGAAAGAAAATATCTGCTGAATGTGCTCTTGACTGATTATAAGCATAATCGGAGTCAGAGAATCCCATTAAGTCGCTTAACATTTAACCACCTCATTGCAGAGTGGCTAAAAATTCATTTCCTACAACATTACCTTCTTCTTCATTAGTCATTGGCTTGTATTGAGTAAAGGCATTGTTGTTGTATTGTTTAGCACTTTCTCTCATCTTCTGTCTTTGAGTTTCTTCTCTCGCAGTTCTTTCCCAATAAGCGGCAATTCTTCTATCTAGCAACATCAGTTCTATTTTATCATTTAGAACTAAATCGAACAATGCTTTCATTATCATGATAGCACCTATTGTTCCTAGTCCGAACAATATCGAATGCGCTAGTGGCCCGTAAGGAAAACCAGTGCCTATCTTAGCATAAGTATAGACATTAGCACCACTCAAAGTTCCTACAAATAGGATAGTCATCACTAATCTAGTATCGTTATTCAAAGCCGCCAAATTAACACCTTCAAGAGAATTCAACTGAAACTGCTGCACCGTCATTAGGTGCAACTGTTAGATATAGACCGTTTGTAGCAAGAACTCCATGCATATCAAACTCAATCATAGCAGGGTTATCGGGGGCAGGTTTTAGAATCAATCTAGTTAATTCCGTTCCACTACCAGCAGTATTATCAAACACTTTTACGGTAGTTGCTGACGCTCCTATCAATACTGCATGAACTGAGACTAATCTGCATTGACCCTTATGTATCAATGCGTCATCAGTTAAAACTCCACTCGACCTACATCCAACCATTGTGAACACTCCTATTTTCTGAAAAAAGACGATTCCTATTAATGGTTTCTATCTATTCAGTCTTTTTGGCTTTGGTTGCTTTAGGCTTAGAAACCTTAGCAGGCTTCTTTGGAAGAAGAAGTGAGCAGAGTTTTGACGCACTACCCAATTCTTCTCCCATTACTCTACTAAGTATCTTTAGCGTTTTTTCATCCGTAGCCATAACTTCCTTTCTGTCTGATTCTTCAAAGACGAATAATAGATTTGAATCCTTAATCCTTAACAAAGCCCATTCCGAAGGAACGGTAGTTTTGGTTCTTCTTTGAATTATTCCATAAGGAGTTTCCAATCTTGTTATGTTCGCATCTTCCGTTAAAGAAACTAGAGGCAATTAATCACCTCAAAGGTTTCCATAAACTCTCAAACGGACAGTTCCTCCATTAGCATCATTAGCCAATGTAGCGTTTGTTCCGTCTAATGCAGTGAACATAAGAGCGATTGAAGTTGTTGATTCATATGCACCTGTTGCAGAACACTCTATTTGAGGCTGAACTGCGTTAGCATTATCATATCCTGTAATCATAGCAGCAGTTATCGTGCTTAATCCAAATTCAGAAGCATTGATTACTGAACCTGCCGCTACAATAGAAGAAATATCTGCAATTGCGTCAACAAAGTATTCATCGCCACTAACTCTCGGTGTGGTATAGCCTTTATGGTCGGCTAAAATTGTAATTGCTTTAACTAGAGCCAATTAAAACACCTCACTTTAGGTTAGTAATCTTGCCTTGACCCTTGAAGTAAGAACAACCAACTTCTGCGATTGTTCTATACAAAGCCCTGTTACCTAGTTGTCCGACACCGAATGGGTTTCCGTTGCTGATACCATCCTCAAAGTATTGAGTAGGTTTCATAACTGCAAGCCATAGATGGTCTGTATCTAGGAATAGCATATCACTAATTGTTCCTGAATCAGCAGATGTTGATTGCATTGAGATAGCAGGAATAATTGGAATATCGTAGTATGTTGCAACTCTGAATCCAACTTCTGCACCCTTAACTCCTCTTACACCGTTAACAGTTGGAACAACTTCTTTTCTATCCATGAATCTTTCTTGAGATTGTAGCAAGTCAGAAAGAGTTTGTAGTGTATCATATCCAGTTAGAATAACCTTTGGTGAACCACCGTTCTCTCTTAGTTGCCTCAAAAGACCGTTAACAATAGTTAGAGTAAATGGTCTTGAATCTCCACTTGCATATCCATCACCAAAATCAAGTGTGCAATCTAGGAAAGAAGCATCGTCTCTATTACTACCGTAAATGTGGTATGCTTCACTAATATCACCAGTAATTGATGAAACAGGGAAGTTATCTGTGTCCATTTGGTCTAATTCAGCATTTGAAGAAATAACCTTGTAAAGAGAAGTATAATTTCTTTCAATGTCTGCCGCAGCGTTTGTTTTATCTGCTTGTAGGTATGCTTCTAGTGGAGCAACCAACATCAAGTTTTGTGCTTCTGCGTGGTGCTTACCCATATCTTCTCTCATTTGTGCTCTAATATCACCAATACCATCGTCAATTTGAGCCATTTCCATAGCCAATTCAGAGAAATCAAATTGATGTGCAACTGTCTTTGGAGACATGTTCAATACAGAGTATTCAGGAGCAATTGCGATTAAACCATCACCAGAAGTTGATAGAGAAGCATTCTCAGGAACACCACCAATGTTATCAATTCTAGGAGCATCTGTTCCAGCCAAATCAGTTCCTGTTTGTGTAAAGTTGTGGAAGTTACCAGTTCCACCAGCAGGTCTCTTAGATAGAACTCTCCAACCGCTTGATGTATATGGTCTCTTTGACATAACTGATAGAACATTGACTTCTCTATTTAGCATAGACCAAACTTTTTGCCCATAAACAATGTTGTATAAGTTACCAGCAATACCAGTTGTAATACCGCCAGTATTTGTAGCGGCATCGTGTCCTCTGTGAATACCAGTTACTGCTCCTGCCGTCTTGAGAAGCATGTTGTTGCTTCCAGCATAATTAATTCCGTATGTTTGTGCTTCTAGGTCTGCGATTGTGTTAATATATCCAGTCATCTTAAATTCCTCCTACCATTTTGTGAATGTCCGACCAATCCATTTCAGCCAATTCATCCATACTTGGGAGTTTAATTTGAGACTCTTCTTGAGCCTTTAGTATAGTTTCTTTCTCCGTTGTTAGAGATTTCCTTAGTGCAGTAAATTCTTCCTTTAGGGAAGCAATCTCTGATGCAGCGTCATATTGAGACTTTGCTAGAACATCTTCTCTAGTTGTTCTCTCTGCTTCAAATCTTTCAGCAAATTGCTTTTGTAAATTATCGTATGCAATCTTCTCAAGTTGTTCTTGTCTAAATGCTTCATATGCTTTTTCGATGTTAGCAGTAGAAAGGTCTAGTGTTTCTAATTCTGTGTTTTCAAAAGCCTTTACAACAGGCATTCCGTGAGATGCAACTGGCTTACCACCGCTAATTACTACACGGTCTGCTGGCTCTCCGATTTCAACACCTGCACCATCAAGAGTTCTAACAACGGCTTTTGCTTCTGAATCCATGTATTCCATAGATTCTTCCTCATCCATCATTTTTTCATCCATCATTTTTTCATCCATCATTTTTTCATCCATCATGGATTCTTTTTCAGGAGAAGAATACATTTTCTCATCCTCCATCGCTTCTTTTTCTTCTTCTTTTCTGAGAGCATTCACCTCATTCATGAGGGAATCCAACTCTTCCAATGCTTTTTCCAACTTTGTCATGTCGTTCACCTTTTTATCTTGTTTTAATATGTCAAATTTCGCTTCGGGGTTTATTCCTTTTTCACAGATTGTAACCTCATGTAACTCTAATTTGCTTATTTCATTGTATTGTCCTAGTTCGGGATGGCTTTTCTTTACTTTTTGTATTGCCTGCCCTCCTATACTAAAACTCCTCAATGAACCTTTTCTTATGCCTCTATTTATTTCTTTGGCTTTTTCTATATCATCCCTTAATTTAATTACTACAAAAAATCCTACATCATCCACTTCGGTTTTCCATAGCCTCCCATTTTTATCTCTATATTCTTTTACAACTTCTCCGACTTGAACATTTGAGTGGTTTGTCATTACATTCCTAAACCTGTCTGCCCCCATAAATTTTTGAACTGCTTCATTCAATGCTTTTAGTGTAATTAAATCGTTTTGTTTATCTACGATTTCAATACTTGCATATCCTCCTATCATTAAGTCATCGCTTTTTAATATCTGAAATTGTTCATTTCTTTCTGCCTTGAGCATTAGAGCCATTGCTTTCAACCCCCTCATCCATTATACTACTATTTAAAGAACTCTAGTTTTTATCGGGAATTTGGACTTTTGCAGACTTATCTTCATAAATATTCCATACTCCTTCATCTCCTTCTTTATCAGCAGGTTCTTGTTTATATCCAGTCCATGCTAACCACATCTTTTCACCCTTTACAGGAACGACTCTTACATGTAGTTTAGTTTCAAATTTGTTTCCTTTTAGGAAGTATTCATGATAACCATGTCTTTGAATACCTAGTTCAACTTCACCGCTATCAATAACTTTTTCTCTACTAAAGGTGTTTGCGACTTCTGCTGGATATTTGCCTGCTTTTCCAAACAAATCAAATAATTCTTCTGCATCTTCGACATTGATAAACCAATTAATAGTTTCATCTGCTAATTTCATAACAAGATTAACATTATCATCTTCTCTCAAATATAATTTAAATTGCCCACTTCTATACTTTTCAGGAGTTTTGTATTTTAGAATACTACTCTTTTGTATCTTAGATGAATCAGCAAATAGTTTATTGTTATCAAACTCTATTCCATCCCTTTCTTCTGCCCATTCCTTTAGTCTTGAAAACTCACTTTCAAGTATATCTTCATACAAAGAGGGTTGGAACCTAATTAAGAAATTATGCATATCCTTTACACTCTTAGCACCATTCTCTTGTAGTTCTTGTAGTATTGCCGCAGTTAGCAAACCTTGTTTAGTTTTCATCACTTCTTCTGCTTGAGCCTTCCACATATCTATATCCATCAAAGCATTCTTTGACATAAGATTATTTTCTTCAAACCCATAGATAGTAAAGCCATCCAAATCAGATTTTATGATAACTGTTGCTTCTCCGTGAATATGGTCTGTAACTACTATTCCTTTCTTTAATGCCTCTACATCATAATTCAAAGATTTCTTTGTTCCTTGAGATAACATTTCCAGTGTTACTATCTTATCGGGGTATTCCACTTCGGGAACTTCAATCACCTTAGCAGAAAATAAAGTGAATCTATCTCCATTTCTTTTCACTTCATCCACCTTTACTCTAATAATATCCCCAATATCAACATCTATCTTAGTATTGAGAGCCTTACCAACATCCATATATTTGATACCTTGATAGGATTGAATAAATTTACCCTCTCCTTCTGCTGGCCCAACTCCTAAAGTGTATGAATATAGATTGCTTTTTGTCTTTTTCTTATCTAAGACAATGGTATCAATATCCACAAACTTCTTCCACTTAATCCACTTAGGATTTTTCTTAGTTCCTAAGTAATAGGTAGAGGTAGCATCTTTGATTACCACTCCCTCTGATGTCGGCATTTCCATAATGGTCTTAGAATATTCTTCTAAATCTTTGAGATTATCTGCTTCTCTAGTATCTTTTTTAGATGGGAAATTTAGAGGGTCTGATGAATGCATAGAATAGTTGTTGAATAATATAGTCATTCTATCTTTCAGTTCTTCATCTAGTAAATTCTGTTCATCGTGTCGCATAATATCAAAAACATGACACTTTAGAGTTGCTTCTGAATATTTATTTTTAAACACATGAGCAACAGTATCTGCTCTATGTAGTGGTTCATCTCCATCAAATAAAATAAGTTCAGCATCTAAAATACAATTTCCAAATTTCTTTGCTTTTAGTTCACTAACTATTTCTTTGCACTTGTCTGTAATATCCTTCTCATTGAAAGAAAATACTTTTACAGTATTGTCAATCTTATGTAACTGAACTCTCATACCATCATATTTTTCTTGAACAAACCAAAAGCCACTAAAGCCTTTTAGTTCATTTAAATCATCCATATCAAATATTCTATACATTGGCTTGTTGGGAATAATAAAATCACTTAGGGATTTTTCCTCTTTTGATTTTTCAGTTTCACTTTTTTCAACCCCTTCCACCTCTTTGAGTTCATCCATAGACTCAATATCATAGCGAGATAACATGAGTAGTTCTAGCATTTCCATAGCCTTATCTACTTTCTTCTCTACTTCCTTTGAATCTTTACCATCTCCATAATGTTCTATAACATATAGAGCAACATCATCTGCTTCTAAATCTAGTCCTGTTAAACCATCAGTAATGTTGTCGGGAGTCATGTCTTTAATATCATATACTTCATCGGGAAGTGCTTTATTATCTGCTCTTAGTGCATAATGAACAAACTTAACCATGCTTTCAGGATTTGAAAGTAGTTCTTCTAAAACTTCATATTTGAATCTCTTAGCAAATGGGTCTTCTACTAAATCAGAAGCGTAGCGCAGTAACTTAACACTTTCAAACAATTTTTTAGCATCATCCGATTCAGGATTTCTAACTTCTTTTTCTCCCAAATCTTTTACGCTAACATATTCTTTCATTTCCTTAGCGGCACTATCTAAATCATCGGACATGTCCTCAATAAGTTTAACTGCGTTTCTCCACTTACCACCGTATTCTGATGGGTCTGTTCTAGCAGAAAGATATGCTACTCTTACTTTCTCAAAAAGATTTAATATTTTACGAGAAGGTTGTTTATCCTTCTCAATCAATTTGAGATTCAAAATAATCACCTTCAAGCAGAGGTTTCTTCTCCGCCATCAGCATCACTATCTAATCCGAATCCCTTGTGTTTTCCATCACCTTTTCTATCTAGGTTGACATTCTCTCCTTTTGTTCTCTTGACTTTGACTTCTTCCATCCTGTCATCTTTCTCATCGGGGAGTCTATTATTATCATATAGAGATTCTTGTAGTAGTTGCTTTGCGTCTCTAGCCTTTTCAATAGCCATGCTAACGACTCTCTCTTTTCTTGATACTCTTTCGGGCATATTATTGTCCTCCTTTCATTCCTTCAACCATTTTGTGAATATCTTTCCAATCCATATTGTCAACATCTACTGACATTGAGCCGACCATGTTATCTACAACTGGAACAGGGGTTTCTACCGTAACAAATCCTGACTTCATTAATAGATTATCTTGACTATAAACAGTCTTTTCAAGATTTTCTATCTTAGAAGTTAGTGCTTTGATAATTTCTAATAGTTCTTCGTTAATTGATTCTGTCATTTTTTATCCTCCTTTTTACCTGTGGAATATACAATATCATAGAGTTGCCTATACAACAACTCATATTCTTTACGCACTTTCGCAAGAGAAGCCACCATATCAAGATTGCGCTCTTTCATAGTTTTCATTTTCTTATTTAGTTTCTTATCTGATTTAGTTAAAGGTAGTTCCTCTAACATTTCTAATAAGTCATTTAGTTTGCTAAAATCAGCACCAAAAAATTCAGTTGGTTCAGCCGCTTGAATAGTTTTCTTCAATTTCTTTTTTTGTTTAGGGTCTAAAGTAT